CCACCAGACGGGAGGGACGAATGATGAATCCAAAATATAATCGGCTTGAAAACGAAAGCGAGTATGAGTACGGTCTTCGCCTGATTGAAACAAAGGTTGAGCAAAACCCAACAGATCTTGAATGGTCTGATATTGTAGATCTGCTTGGCCTGAATATCCACTATGACAGCTTGCGTAAGGCTGCGAACGTCACACCGTATTCCGGTTACAATGTGATGAAGTATTTCAAAACAAAGTATGCCCAGAGTGGTGATGAGACATCGTATCTGAGTGAGCTTGATCGTAAGATGCTTGAATTCCAGAAGGAGCGTCAGCGATTCTTTGACCAGCGCAATGCGCTGAATAAGGTTGTGCGTAAGATGGCTCGTGAAGATGAGAATGCAGATATCCTGGAACGAGCAATCACGAATGGCGTGATCCCTCAGCTTGTATATGCGCCTAATTCTGTTGAAGCTTCTGACAGCGATTTGCTTGTCAGCTTGAATGATCTGCATTTTGGCGCATGTGTAGACAATTACTGGAATTATTATAATTCTGATGTGTGCCGGCAGTTGCTGCAAGAGTATCTTGTCAGCATTGTTGAGACGGCAGAACGATATGGAGCAGAGAATTGCTATGTTTGGGCAAATGGAGACTTAATCAGTGGCAATATTCATAAGTCTATTGCGGTATCTAACCGAGAAAATGTGATTGAGCAGGTTGTAGGAGTTTCTGAGTTGATTTCTGAATTCCTTGCAGAACTGAGCAAACATTTCCGCCATGTGTATTTCTCTTCTGTTGCTGGAAATCATTCCAGATTGGAAGAGAAGGAGCTTGCTTCACCGCATGAACGAATGGATGATCTGGTTGAGTGGTATCTGAAAGCAAGGTTGCAGAATTTTGAGAACATTGTGTTTGACCACTATCGCAAGATAGACGATACTATGTATCTGCTCGACATCAGAGGGAAGACCTATCTTGGTGTACATGGCGATTATGATGGATCTGCAAGCAAAGTTCAGTCTTTGCAGACAATGGCGAAAGAGCCAGTATATGCAATTCTGTCAGGCCATTTGCATCATAACAAAATCGACAATGTACAGGGTGTAAAAACAATCATGGCAGGAAGCTTTCTTGGTATGGATGACTATTGCGTAGGAAAGCGCATTTATGGCGCTCAGCAGCAGCTTATTTGCGTATGTAGTTATACCGGAGTAAAAGCGTTTTGCGATGTTGATTTTGATACCAGTGCTTATCGTCCGCAAAGGAGCGACAAAGCGGCGTGAGTATGAATAAAACGGATCTTATCAATGCCGTTGCTGGTAAGCAGGGCAATAAGAAGTATATTGTCAAGAATGTAATTGACGACATTTTTGACGAAATCCAGGCGGCACTTATCCGAGGTGAAAAGGTGACGATCCGTGGATTTGGTACATTTGAAGTAAAAGAGTTTAAGGCTCATCCTGCGGTGCATCCAGAAACCAAGGAACGCATTATGGTTCCAAGTTTTCAGAATGTGGTGTTCCGTCCTGGAGACGAGCTTACACGCTCTGTAAGAGACGCATAATAGGTGGGGCATCCGCCCCGCCTAATTATGGCTGGGTGGAGAAGTTGGTTTTCTTGCCAGCCTCATAAGCTGGAGACATCGGTTCGAGTCCGATCCCAGCCACCAAAAATTTTTGAAATTATTTTGCTAATTCCTATTGACAAATCGGTTTCTGTCTGGTATAGTAATACTTGTCAAGAGGAACTAACTAAACAATCTGCTGGTGTAGCGCAACAGGTAGCGCAACTGATTTGTAATCAGTGGGTTGCGGGTTCGATTCCTGTCACCAGCTCCAAAGAACCTTGAAAATTCAATATCTGAATCATGCTTATTATTAACTCTGTGAACAAAGTGCGTCAGCACTCAGAGACACGCAGTAATTTCCGTTTGGCTTACGAGGGATACCTTTTATTGCTGGGCGGCTGCGATGCAGCGATGTATTGTGGGGAGGCGGAAACCGCCAACAAAAATGTGTGGTGCTAAGAGTTATCGCTACAAAATGCACGGAACTTTCGGGCGCAGCAATAGACGCTTCCGGTGGAAGAATAAGCCTATGGGGTTATGGTGTGGCAGCCATAATGACGGAGGTAAAGCCAGCAATGCGTTTCCGTCTTGATGTCGAAGAAATTCGGCTATAACGAAAGTCGCCGGTTAAAGTAGCCGTAGGACGGAGAAGAAGATGATCTTTCTATAATGCAAATTGGGTGCGTTATTGTAAAAGTAACAATTTCTGAACGAACGGTGAAATTTGCGGGTAAACAATCCCGCACAGGACTCGTGGTTCGGCTCTTTTAGGGCGGGGACTGGGGCAAGAAGTTAGGGGTCGCTCCCCGAAGCTCAGACTTGTCTCCCTGGTGGCAGAAGATTGGAAGAAGGTAATGGAGGTACGGCGAAGGCCGAATGATGAGTGTGATTGAGATATTGAATTTTTCAAGGAAGTAACTAAACAACACAAGGGAGTGTTAATGAATGCAGGTCAGTATCAGTGAGAAAGATATCGGAAGGTTTGGCTCTTTGAATATCTCGTGTAACAATGGTGTCGTGACATTCGACTTTGGTTCGGAGATGAAGCATGAGCCGCTGGACATTGGGTTTGTTGCGCCTATGGCGCTTCCAATGAAGGATCTCAACCATCTTTCGTGGGATAAAATTGATGATGTTGGTCGTTCTGGTAAGGCGCGAGAGACATTTGCTCTTGGCGCTCAGAAGAAGGACTACATGAAGAACGGCTTCGTTGCTGTATGGCAGATTATTGGTTTTGACCACGACGATCTTGCTGATGGCTCCGGTAAGGCTCCCATTTCTTGGGATATGGTGAATATTTACAAAGAAGACATGCGGATGAATCAAGACTGCACGAATCGTGGTGGTTGGGATGCCTGTGATATGAATCGTAGGTTAAACGATGAGATTATCAATTTGTGTTCTGATGATATTCAGGCGATTATTAAGCCTGTTATTAAGTTGACCAGCGCTGGTAACTGTAGCAAGGAAATCGTCAAGAGTGTCTGTAAACTGTGGTTGAAAAGCGAGAAGGAATTATACGGTAGATGTTTTTACTCTGTCCCTGGAGAGGGTAAGTGGTATGAGTTCTATAAACAGGAAGATGTCCCATACTACAAGGAAGACGATTTTGGAGATCGACGATGGAATTTTCTGCGTTCTCCTCTTTCCAGCATCTCCGCGAGTTTCTGTTCTGTTTCCAGCGGCGGCGACGCCAACCTTAACGGCGCCGGCACCAGTTGTGGCGTGTCCTTCGGCTTCTGTTGCTAACCTTATAACCTAAAAACTCCTGCCCCGAAAGGGGCGGGAATACCTGGGGCTGTAGCTCAGTTGGGAGAGCGCCTGCCTTGCAAGCAGGAGGTCGTGGGTTCGACCCCCATCAGTTCCACCAGAATGTGCCATGTTGGTTATGTTAGCGTTTGTGCGGTTCAGCTCATTACTTTTACTGCTATCTCAGCTAAAAACCTATCGGCTGCAGACGAGGTTTTTCGGACGCATGGCCTAATATCGAGGCGTAGCTCAGTTGGTAGAGCATTCGATTGATAATCGAAAGGTCAATGGTTCAATCCCATTCGTCTCGACCACTACAATTTAATATGGGGTAGTAATGGGTTCGACGGGGTTTTGAGAGTGCAAAACACGCAGGTATGAGTCCTCCTTACGGCTCAAACAAAAATGAAATGACAACACTGAAGTTTTCGTTATGATCCATCCTGCACTGGCCGCTTGTGTGGCAGAGAGGGTTGCTGCTTAACAGCAGTTCGGATACCAAAACGACGCACCTCTGGTTGGGTGAGCGTCTGAGGATAATGATTCAGCCAGCATTGCAGTTTTCCTTGTCACTGTGAAAAGAAACAAGGTGGTGGAGGCCACTAAACCGGTGCGCCCTGGGCATTTGTTGTGTCGATCATCTAAGCAGCCTTCCATTCGGTAAATGCAGAAACTATCGACTATTGCGTAAGAATGTTTTGTACATGTAGGAATTTCGGACGCGGGTTCGATTCCCGCCTACTCCACCAAATATCTGGGTGTAGCTCAGATGATAGAGCGCGTGATTTGGGATCACGAGGCCGTGGGTTTGATCCCCACCACTCAGACCACGCGGAAATTCCGCGCAAAATAACAAAGGCACGAACAGCAACACTACATACTTTTTGCGGTAAAAGAAGATGATGTGCCTTGAACATACATAGAGACGCGAACAGCAACTTTCTATATGATGAAGAAAAAAGGTAAGTTTGAATTTATCAAGTTTCGGCGGTAAACGCCGAGGTGTTTTCACAAAATGGAATTGATGCGTCTCGTTAGATATTGGCGTGTAGTCCAGTTGGTAGAACGGCGGACTGTTAATCCGTATGTCGTGGGTTCGAGTCCCACCATGCCAGCCAGCAGAACAAAACATGACAGGGAGTTTAGAAGAGGCCAGTGCCTGCACTGGTGCTGATTTTAGAACTGTCATCAAACACATTAGGCGCAACGCCGTATGCCCGTGGTCTATCCACGGTATATATTG